CTTCTGCGGCACAAGCTGCGGTTGGCTCTAACATGTCTATTATACAGGGCGCTGGAGATGCTATTACAGGCAACTCTGGTATATCAGTACTAGCGGGTTCGGAGGCTAACACAGCCGGTTTACCTATCCGTGTTATAGCTACTGTTGCTGAAACTTCCACTGCTGCTGATACTTTTGTTGAGCTGATCGTTAAGATCAACTTGCATCAGTACACCAACACAACCGGCGTATAGGAGACTAGCAAATGGCTATTTCAAGAGCGCAACTCCTCAAGGAGCTATTACCGGGTCTAAACGCCCTATTTGGTCTCGAATACGCGAAGTATGGTGACGAAGCTGCTGAGATTTTCGAATCTGAGTCTTCTGATCGTTCGTTCGAGGAAGAAGTTAAGTTGTCAGGCTTTAGCGCCGCACCTGTTAAAGGTGAAGGTTCTGCTATCGAGTATGACAATGCACAAGAAGCGTGGACGGCTCGTTATACAAACGAGACTATCGCAATGGGTTTCTCTATTACTGAGGAAGCTATTGAAGATAACCTTTACGGCTCACTTTCTGCACGCTATACGAAGGCTCTTGCCCGCGCTATGGCTTACACTAAGCAAGTTAAAGGTGCCACAATCTTAAACAACGCCTTTGCAGCAGGTACTACGTATGGTGACGGACAGACTCTCTGTTCAACTGCTCACCCTCTCGTATCTGGCGGCGTAAACTCTAACCGTCCTACAATCGGCACAGATTTGAATGAGACTTCTTTAGAAGCCGCTATTATTCAGATCGCTGGTTGGACTGACGAGCGTGGTTTGTTAATCGCTTCTCAGCCTACTACTCTTGTTATCCCACCTGCGCTGCAATTCGTTGCTACTCGCTTGTTGGATACTGAGCTTCGTGTGGCTACAGCGGATAACGACATTAACGCTATCAAGTCTAACAGTGCAATTCCGGGCGGTTATACAGTTAATCATTATTTGACCGACGCTAACGCATGGTTCTTGATGACTGACGTACCTAACGGCCTGAAGCACTTTGTTCGTACTCCTATGCAAACTAGCATGGATGCAGACTTTGACACAGGCAACAGCCGCTATAAGGCTCGTGAAAGATACAGCTTCGGCGTATCTGATCCACTGGGCATCTTCGGCTCACCCGGCGCTTAATAAGCAAAAGGTATTTAGATTGGGGGCTTCGGCCCCCTTTCTTTTGTCTTGAATTTAGTGCAACATTGAGGTGTATTTCCCCCTAGAGACTTAGCCCGCCCTAACCGACGGGCTTTTTTTATTTGTACGGTTTCTAAAAAAGTGGTATATACTGAGCACTTACCGGGAATCATCCGGTGCTTCTGACAGTCCCGGCTGACGACATGCAGACAGAGCACCCCATCACTCGCATGTGAGGAATATCAAAATGGCTAGAACCACATTTTCCGGTCCCGTCCGCTCGTTAGCTGGATTTATCAGCGCGGGTGTTAAAAACCAAGTTACCCTAGTTGCCGGTCAAACTTTGACTGTTGAACCTGTTACTAACAATGTTACAGGCGTAACTGTTGTTGGTAATTCAGGCAAACTAAACATAACAGGCTTTGACCTTGCGGGCGGAGCAAGCACTTTAACTCTTCCACTTGTTAAAGACGCAACTCCAACCGACGCTACAGACCCCAATCAAGACAATAACTTTGGCGCGGTGATTAAAATATTTTTAGGCAACACTCTAGCCAATGACCTTGTTATTAGCTGCCAAGGTGACGATAAACTTACTGGCACAGCTCTAATTATGGGCGCGGCAGGTGCGGTTACAGGCTTCACTACCAATGCTAATTTCACTGATGTAAAGGTCACATTAAACGGAACTACAAAGGGTGGAATAGTTGACACGGTTGTCACGTTCACTTCAGTGGCCCAAGACAGATGGTTTGTCGAAATGGTAGGCGTAGGCTCTGGTACAACTGTAACCCCTTTTAGCTAAAGTTTAATTTAATCAAAGACTTAGGAGACTATTATGTCTGATAAAATATTTGGAATCCCCGTAGGTGGAGCAGAAGCTCCTGTAAAAGTAGCTAAAGCTCCTGAAAAGAAAGCAGCTAAAGCAACTAAAGCGACTTAGCCAGTAAACTACTTACTTTAAGGAGTAATTTATGGCTGATACAGCGGTAACACAGACCATCCAAGATGGTGGTCGCACGGCTATTATAAAGACAACTGTGGTTATTGGGGCCGGATCGCCTCCGCCGCCACAGGAAGTTACCTTGGTAGACGTTTCTGCATTAGCGGTTGATCCCATTACTAAGCGAGCTTGCACAGAAGTTACTCTTCAAAAAGTGACTTTTGCCAGTGTAGGTGTGGATGTAGAACTACAGTGGAATGCAACTACTAACGTACTTATCTTCGATTTCCCTAGGAACTGGACTGAGCAGTACGACTTCTCTGATTTTGGTATACCCAATAACTCTGGGAGTGGTAAGAACGGGGACATCGTGGCGCTTTCACAGGCTAATGCGGCAACCCCTCTAGCACCGGGTGACACGTACACGTTCATCCTTACGGTCACTAAAACTTATGGCTAAGCAGTTAAACAAAAAGGCTATGGCTTGTAATAAGCCGAAACGAACCTCTAGCCACCCTAAGAAGTCTCACGTAGTTAAGGCGTGTGCAGGTGGTAAAGAGAAAATTATTCGTTTTGGCGAACAAGGCGCTAGCACTGCTGGTAAGCCCAAGGCAGGTGAATCTGCCAAGATGAAGGCCAAACGTAAGTCGTTTAAGTCTCGTCACGGCAAGAACATCGCCAAAGGCAAAATGAGCGCAGCCTACTGGGCTGACAAGGTTAAGTGGTAATGCCGAGCAAAAGCAAAGCACAACACAAGTTAATGGCGGCAGTGGCAAACAACCCTAAGTTCGCCAAGAAAGCGGGCATCCCGCAAAACGTAGGAGCAGACTATATGAAGGCTGATAAAAAAGTTAAGAAGTACAACATGGGCGGAGTTATGGCCCATGATAAAAAAGAATTACGCAATCTTTCCGACGAGGACTACCGCATCAGAAATAGAAGCGGCAGTAACACAGACGCTGAAAGAAGGCGTATAGACGGTGAGCGTAGTTACTTGCGTAACCAAGAATCAAGCTACAACATGGGCGGCAAGGTTAAAAAAGGTGGAAACCGTGGCGATGGTCCTATATTAACAAAAGGATTTACACGCGGCGGTATGGTTTAAATAATGTTGAAGTGTCGGGGTATGGGCAAGATGAAGCCTATTGCGTTTAAGAAGGGCGGTACGGTTAAAGATGCCTGTTACCGCAAAGTGAAGGCATCTTATAAAGTCTTCCCTTCTGCCTATGCCTCCGGCGCTATAGCTAAATGCCGAAAGAAGAAAGCCAGTGGCCGTTCGTAAAACTGCCAAAGGCGCAGCTTTAAAGCGTTGGTTCAAAGAAGACTGGAAAGACGTTAAAACAGGTAAGAAATGCGGGCGTAAAAAAGGTGAAAAGCGGGGAACTCCGTACTGTAGGCCCACTAAAAAGGTCTCTAGTAAAACGCCTAAGACTTCTGGTGAGATGACGGCGGCAGAGAAGAAGTCTCGCATAGCGCAAAAGAAACGCTTAGGGCAACCGGCGGGCAAACCCAAGCGAGTAGCATCGCTTAAAAGGAAAAAATAATGGCGACTACGGGCGTTGCAGATTTTAACATGGAGTTTACGGAAATCGCGGAAGAGGCATGGGAACGTGCTGGCCGTGAAATGCGCTCCGGTTATGACCTGCGAACTGCTCGGCGTTCTATGAATCTGCTGACTATTGAGTGGCAGAATCGTGGTATTAACATGTGGACGATTGAGGAGGGGTTTATTAACCTCGTCCAAGGACAATCTGCATATCCGCTTCCCGCCGCTACCATAGACTTGTTAGAGCAAGTAATACGGACTAACCAAGGCAACGCTAACACGCAATCAGACTTAACCATCTCGCGTATTAGTATGCCTACTTATGCCAGTATTCCGAACAAGTTGACTCAAGGCCGTCCTATACAGATCAATGTAGAGCGTTTAAGAGATGCTCCAGTTGTCAATATATGGCCTGTGCCGAATCAGGGCACCGCTGTAGCTCCTTTCTATGTACTGCGGTACTGGCGTATGCGTCGGATTGAAAACGCAGGCGCGGGCGCTGAGACCCCTGACGTTACTTTCCGCTTCTTACCGTGCTTAGTTGCAGGGTTGGCGTACTATATAGCCTCGAAAGACCCTGACCTTGTGACTAGAATTCCTATGTTACAGGCTGAATATGAGCGTCAGTTTGAGCTAGCGGCAGGTGAAGACAGAGAGAAAGCGACAATACGTCTTGTACCAAGACTGAGCAACTACTAGGGTTAACCCATGAGCAACAGGTTCGCCTCAAATAAAAGAGCACTCGCCATGTGCGATGTGTGCGGCTTTGAGTACAGGCTAAAGCAGCTAAAGAATTTAGTAGTTAAGAATACAGAGACTCAGATAAAAGCTTGTCCTGAGTGTTGGGGGCCATCTCAACCACAGCTCATGCTAGGTACGTTCCCAGTGGACGACCCGCAAGCTATAAGGAACCCGCGACCCGATCAGAGTATAGTACCAGCGGGGGATTTTAGTAGTATTAACATTCAGTGGGGGTGGAACCCAGTAGGGTTAGACGACCCCTTTGGACTTACACCAGACACTTTGGAAGCCGTCGGTGCCGTAGGCCAAGTCACGGTATTATTGACTAGCGGAACATCGCCGGGGAGTGTAAATGTTAATGTTTCAAGTTTAACAGCTACAGCTTCAGCAGGATCAGTAACAGTAACAGTACCTGCTTTTACTACCTTTGCTATAACGGTAGCTAATCCGGGTGCAGGGAACAGATATTACGTAGATAGTGTGCTGCAAGCTACGTTAACTTTGAGCGAAGGCAGCACATACAGATTAGACCAAAGTAACGGTAGCAATAGCAGCCATCCGTTGAGGTTTTCTACAACGTCGGACGGAACACACGGCGGAGGTAGTGAGTACACTACTGGAGTAACTACTATCGGAACACCGGGCAATGCTGGAGCATACACGCAGATAACTGTGGCAAGCGGAGCACCTACTTTATATTATTACTGCACAAACCACTCAGGGATGGGCGGTCAAGCCAATACACCGTAAGGGGTAAAGTATGAAAAACAAAGCTAGATCAAAAGTAAAGACACCTAAGATAATTGATTTTCCTGATACGCCTACGGTGTATACAGTTGATCTTAACGGTCTTGATGCGCCACCGGCTAATTTAAAGACTAGTGGTATTAAAGTACGCGGCACAGGTGCTGCTACTAAAGGGCTTCTTGCTCGTGGACCAATGGCCTAGAGGGTTAGCTGGTGAATTACACCGAGCTTAAAGCGAATATTCAAGACATCTGTGAGCAGACGTTTACGGACGCGCAGCTTGCTATGTTTACTGAACAGGCAGAACAGGGCATATATAACTCTGTGCAGATACCTGCACTGCGTCGAAACCAAACAGGGTTTTTGTCGGTTGCTGATCCGTATTTAATATTTCCAGTAGATTTTCTGTATCCGTTCTCTTTGGCAGTTATAGACGCTGCGGGAAACTACACGTACTTACTGAACAAAGACGTTAACTTCATGCGTGAGGCGTATCCAAACCCCACCAGTGTTGCTAAACCCAAACATTATGGGTTATTTGACGATACAGCGTTTATTGTAGGGCCAACGCCAGATATTGCTTATTCTGTTGAATTACACTACGGCTATTACCCACAGACTATTGTAACTGCGGGTACTACGTGGCTTGGAACTGAGTTTGATACGGCACTACTTAACGGTGCGCTGGTTCAAGCAATACGCTTTATGAAAGGCGACGCTGAGATGGTTGCGTTATACCAACAGATGTATATAGATGCTATGTCGTTATTAAAGAACTTAGGCGACGGGAAGATGCGGGAAGATATGTATCGCTCTGGTCAACTTAGAATAGAACCGCGTTAATTTAAAGAGGAAACACAAATGGCTATTTCACAAGCTATGGCTACATCATTTAAAGTTGCAATTCTCGGTGGGGACTTTGATTTTAGTTCAGGTACTTCGCAGTCATTTAAAATTGCCTTGTACACTAACTCCGCTACATTAGG